ATGAACGTTGTAACAATTGAATCCGAAGCTTATAAAGCTCTTATTGAAAAAATAGATTCCCTTTCCAGGTTTGTAGAGTTAAATCAACCATCGGTCAATCCAGAAGAAGCTTGGATTGATGGAGAAGATGTATGCACATACCTACGTATTAGCTCACGTACTTTACAAAGGTTGCGCAGTAGTGGCAAAATTGCTTATTCTTCTTTAGGAGGAAAAATCTATTATACAATTGCAGAAATTAAAAAGCTGTTGGAAAGCCGGAAGGTGCGCACTAGTGTAGAATCAGTAGATGAGCTTTGTGAGATGTATAAAAATCGCATTTCCAATCTTCAGGATAAAGGGATAAACAAGGGTAGTCTTTAACATCTAAAAATTCGTATTAATGATAGTTTACCTTTCAGGTATCAATATTGATACTGACAAACAAGATTTAGATAGGCTCAGATATAACCTGTTTGAACTGGGCTGCACAGTTATTACCCCGGAAGCAAAGGAACTTGAAAAACTGAATTGGTCTGAAAACATAAGGTTACGAATAAGTTTCATTCAAAGTAGTAGTACGATATACATGCTGCCTAATTGGAATGATAATAAAATATCTCGTATCGAGTTAACAGCTGCAATGGAAGACAAGAAACCTCTTTGCTTCTCTCCTGAAGATATAAGAACATTAATAACCACCCTTGACAATTAGCAATGGTTTAAAGTAGAGCTGAACAAGGGCAGCTCTACTAATTTAATTAAGTACTTAATGGATGCAAATAGAGTAATAGAACACATAAATGGAGAAGTCTTAAATGTTGTCTCAAATTTTATAGAACTAAAAAGGTCAGGAGGTAATTACATGGCTTGCTGTCCTTTTCACAATGAAAAAACAGCATCATTAAGTGTCAATCCTGCAAAAGGGATATTTAAGTGTTTTGGTTGTGGCAAGGGCGGTAATGCTATCGAGTTCATTAAGGAACATGAAGGTGTTGATTTTAAACAGGCCGTTGAGATTGGTGCAAAGAAACTTGGGATAGGTTTTGAATGGAAAAAGAGTGCTGATTTTGATGAAGCCAAATTCAAACATCAGGAAAGCCTTCATATTGCATGCGGTATTATTGAAAAATTCTTTAGGGAACAATTAAATCATAAAGATGCCCAAAAGTATATTAAGGAACGTAGTATTTCCATACCTGAATACAGCAGCTTTAATATAGGTTTTGCTCCAAATGGGAATGCACTTTTAGCTTATTCAAGAAAACAGGGTTTAAAGACTGAAATACTTGAAGAAATCGGAGTTCTAAAGAGTAACGACAAAGGTGTTTATGACTTCTTTCGTAATCGACTAATTTTTCCTATTTCAAATTCAAGAGGACAAACCATTGCTTTTGCAGGACGTGATTTAAATGGTGATTCTAAAGTAAAATATCTCAATTCGCCAGAGAGTAGTATTTACATTAAAGGAAATGAACTGTATGCTTTAAATGAAGCAAGATTTGCAATTAAAAAAGAAGAACGGGCATATGTTGTAGAAGGATATACCGATACGTTAAGGATGCATCATATTGGTGTAAACAATACGGTAGCAACTTGTGGAACTGCACTTACTCAAGCTCAGGCACTACTTCTAAAGCGTTATACCAATAAAGTAACTTTAATTTTTGATGGTGATTCAGCTGGAAAACTGGCTACAGACCGAAATGCGGAAACCTTAATCAGTAACCAATTTCATGTTTCGGTTATTGTTTTGCCTGAAAAACAAGACCCCGATTCTCTATTTGATACGAAAGAGACATTTCTTCAGTATAATGAGAAACAAATGGATTACGTTATCTATAAAGCTTCTCAATATGCCGAAAAATCATCTTCCGACCCTGTTTTTAAATCGGAAGCTATTAAGCGTGTTGCCAAACTGATTGCTTGCTACGATAAGACCAAACAGGAAGTTTATTTAGAGTTTCTGACAGAACATATCAAGCCTAAAAAGGCATGGCAGGATGCATTAAAAGAATTTACCAAAGATGAACCCGGAAACCAACAACGTTATACAGTTCCGAAACATGTCAGCCTTAACGACTTTAACAGATGGGGTTTCTATGTGGAGGATAACTGTTATGTGTTTCGCAATAAAAAGGGCGATGATTTTGTAACACATTCCAATTTTGTGATGGCTCCCTTATTTCACATTGTAAGCCCTATAAATGCCAAACGTTTATATGAGATTAAAAACCGTCATAACTTGGTTAAGGTTATTGAGCTTCCTCAAAGAGATTTGGTGAGCATTACCAACTTCAAGCTCCAGGTAGAATCTTTAGGTAACTTTCTTTGGACAGGTGGGGAAAGCGAACTGAATAAACTGAAAGCTTGGCTATATGAGAAAACAAAGAGCTGCAAGGAGATTGTTCAGATGGGATGGCAACGTGAAGGCTTCTTCTGTTGGGGAAACGGCATATTTAATGGTGATGAGTTTATAAAATCTGACCGATATGGAATTGTACAGCATCAGGATAATTACTATTATATTCCTGCATGTTCTGAAATCTATTCTGATGATGATTCTTTATTTGAATTTGAACGGCACTTTATTCATAACGAAGGAAATATTACGCTGTACGAATATGCAGCTAAATATTATGGTGTTTTTGGGTTGAATGGTATTGTAACCTTATCATTTTACTTTGCTTGTTTATTTATGGATATCATAGCAAAGCGATTTGATAAATTTCCTATTCTAAACATGTATGGCCAGAAAGGTTCTGGTAAAAATACATGCGCAGAGAGCATCTTATATATGTTTGGACGAAAAGGAAAAGTCCCCAACCTGCACAACTCAAGTAAACCATCCATTGCCGACCACGTGGCAACTAGTTCAAATGCGGTTTGTGTTTTGGATGAATACCGCAATGATTTAGAAATGGAAAAGCGTGAACTTCTTAAAGGTTTTTGGGATAAGACCGGACGGACACGCATGAACATGGATAAAGACAAGAAAAAGGAAACCTCAAAAGTTAACCAGGGAATCATTGTTTGTGGTCAACAAATTGCTACTGCTGATATTGCCTTGTTTAGTCGCTTTATTGCATTAGGATTTTCAAAGACTGTATTCTCCTTTGAAGAAAAGCGATTGTTCGAAGAATTGGAGCAGCTTAATAAACATGGGTTGACACAGATTACGCACCAATTGTTAAAACACCGGGAGGCTTTCTCGAGGAATTATAACAAGACGGTTGATGCTGTTAGTGATAAGTTCAGGGAATTATTAGGAAAGGTTGCTGTTGAAACCAGAATATACAACAACTGGCTTACGGTTGCCTCAGCATATGCAACTATTTCCAATATAGTGGAGCTACCATTTCTATATGAAGAAATCATGGAGCTATTCGTTAAAATGATGATTGAACAGAACAAGGAAACTGCCCGAAATGATGATTTGGGTGTCTTTTGGAAAACTGTTCAATATCTTATCAGTTCCAACATGCTTTTCGAAGATGGGGATTACCGAGTGGTTTATTCAGATAAGATTGTTCGTCATTATAAAGAAAATGGGGAGTGGAAACGAAGTGATATCACTCTTAAAGAACCTAAAAACCTATTCTATCTATCGGTAAGTCGAGTGTTCGGATTATATAAGACACAAGCCTTACGTGAAGGGGATAAGCCATTGCCGGATGCTACAGTGGAATACTACCTAAAGAACAGCCCTTCGTTTATTTGTGATTGTAAGAAGGTATATTTTAAAAAGTTTGATGCCAAATCTGGTTGTCCGGAATACGATGGTAACGGCAGTATAAAGAAAACCTACACTACGGCTTTTGTATTCTATCTGGATAAGGTTAACCTGACATTGGATACTAAATATGACACAAACAATATTGACAAAGATTAATTTAATAGTTTTGCAACATGAGTAAGATTCAAAAGAGTAATAATAATAACATACACGACAATTTCTTCAAAAGCCTCTTTTCTATAAAAGAGAACCTGGAAGACCTTTTGAAAGGTTCGCTGCCCAAAGAAGTGTTACAAGGGTTAAAAACAGATACTTTGGAATATGACCCGACTGAATATGTGGATCAGGAATTGGCTCCCTATTTCAAGGATATTTCGTGTAACATTAAATATGGCTATTCCAATATTAAAATATCTTTGCTGTACGAACACAAAAGCTACCCGGATAAGAATATTCATCTACAGCTTTTAAGGTACATCCTTAATGTATGGGAGAATCAGGCTTCAAACAAGCAGGAACTTACCCCGGTTATTACGATGGTATTTTATCATGGTAAGCGGAAATGGACAGATTCAGGTTTCGTTAAAAATGTTCCTGAAGAATTGAAGCGTTTTGTACCCTTGTTTGATTATGCCCTGTTTGATACAAAGGATATTGAAGACCATGCTATTATCCAACATTTTAAACGTCCGAGTGTAAAGGTTGCTGTTTGGTTTATGAAACGGAGCGATAACCTAATTGGATTTATAGAAAGCAATCCAGAATTGGCAAGGGAGATGTTCATGCAGATAGAACAGATTGATGAAACCATTTTCCAGAAAATAGCGTTATATTTGTATAAAGTTTCAGGTATTGAGCCTGATAAAATAGATGAGATTATGGAAACAGTTTCACCACAAGCTAAAGACGCTTTCTCTCAAGCTGCCGATGAATTAAGGCAATGGGGATATAATAAAGGGATAAAGCAAACTGCAATCAACATGATTAACAAAGGTTATTCTGACGAACAAATAGCAGAAATAACAGATATTGATATTAAGCAGATAGAGAAATTAAGAAGCGAGAACTCGCATTAGACAAATTAGGCTTATAATATAACCTGATATCAATTTGGTATCGGGTTTTTTTGTGCCCTTACCTCTCATAAAGAATAATCAGAACTTCTTTCTTGGAGAATGATAAGGAAGAAATCAAGGCTAAATAGCAATTTTTCTCAGAAATAGTAATCTCCATACAAATTCGGTTACATTCGTTACGTTCGTTACATTCTTTAATATATAGTGTTAGATATTAATTACTTATATCAATTTAAATAGTTGTAATAGGTTACTTTCTGTTACATTCCGTTACATTCTGGAAAGGATATTTCTTGTTTGGTTACTTTCTAAGGTAGTGGTTACTTTCTCAGTTACTTTCTAGAATAATGACTTAACAAGCAGTAAGTCAGCATGGTGTTATCGAGAATGTTCAGAATGTAACGAATGTACCCGAAATATAGCTTTATGAGCAGGAGAAAAGTTGTTTTAACGAAAGTCGGATAAACTATATTTTTTATTTTAGCAGTGCTAATTGTCAAGGGTATAATTGTTTTATTATGCCCAAAATATTTGAATATACTTTATCAACATGCCTCATTCAGGGGCAATATTTAGTAATGCAGTCTGAACATGGTTTGAAAGTTTGCTCAAGCTATATAATTATTCAAAAAAGCATAGCAAAACCGTCTCAGACACTTAAAATATGCTCTGCAAGGCTACTATTATCAATGTTTTTAGGGCTTTTTACTTCATTTCTTAACCTAAATCCAGCTTTATGAAAGTACGTAGAACTATATTGAAACAGGAATTAGTTAAGAAACTGTATCCAAATAGTATATCTGTTAAAGCAGCCATGCAGCAACTAAGGCGCGAAATTGAAATCAGTCCTCAGTTAAAAGGACAAATTGCAAATGCTGGTCACCCTAAACGGCATTACTATACGAAAAATCAATTAGAAATAATTTTGGAACATTTCTGTATCACTATGGAGGAATTTGAAAGGTTATGAATGGCTTATTCATTTTGCTTTTATTAGTAGCGTCACAATTGAATCAATGAATTACAAACTGTATCTTCTATAAAAAAGTATATTTGTATACAAGGTTGTTGAGATTTGCTAATCTAGCAATTCTGTATAGGTACTGAATCCATAAAGTTTCATTCTAAAGAATTAAATATGAAAAAGATATTCTTGCTATTTATTGCCATTGTTTCATTAGGAGCTGTATACGGTCAATCAGAATTTAAAAACTATGTTGACCTAAATTCAAAAGATTTGCCATTCGATGACTATTCCATTCAGGTGATTAAAGAAAATTTGGTAAAAAGCATGAATAAGAACTTTGATTGGCAGGATAATATCGTTTGGATAAAAGGTATTGTTAGGAATTATGAGTTTGCATCTCTGGATGGGAAATGTAAAACAGAAAAAGGTAAGGTGCTATATTTTGCAGCCACAGTAAGAGTGAAAAAATTCTTTGGGATGTTGAATCATTGCCTTTAGAAATAAAGTCTAAGATGGAAAAACATCAAAATGAACTATCAGTAGAAAAAAGCAGAAATATTTTAATGTATTCGAGGAAACTCCAATTGTTTAAAGACTCATTAACTGGTGAGTATAGGCGCAAGTATAATTCAATTTATTCACAGAGCAATTCAGAATTTGATAGATGGCAAAAGAAGCAGCAATTATCAGAAACAGATGATTGTTATGTACAAGGTAAATACGTGTTAAGTGATATGCAATCGGTTATTAAGAATGCAAATAAGGAAGTTGATGATGTTGTATGGCCAATTGAAATGTATGAATCAGATTTTAAGAGTGATGATAATGATGAAGCTTTTCAATCAATAATTAATCAATCATTGAGTAAAGCAAATAGTATAGATGCAGTTTGGAGTAAGAAAATTAACGCTTTAGCTTCAAAATTAACAATCAAATTGAGGGATTGCTCAGTTGAAAAGGCAAATAATGAAACATTAGATTCAAAATGGGATTTGGTAAATAAAGAAATAGGAAGATTATATGTTGCTCTATTTAATAAGAAAAATAAAAAGAATATTAAGAGTCTTGTCTCTGGGGGTACATCAGAACAGATAAAGTTTTATAACAAGTACTTTAATGATTTAAATTCTTTGTATGGATATGATTATTATATCGCAACAACGCAAGATGCTTTAAGGATTGAATTACATAAACTTGGTTCAAAGCAAGAGAAAATTAAGCATTTAGATTATTGGCAGGAGAATCTGAAGTATTGGAACGGTGGATTGCACTAAAAGATTAAACTTTAAGAAACCCAAAACACTATTGAGATGAAACTGATAACAGATTCAATAACGTATGAAAAGGAATTTATTAGGTTGTTAGACTCTTACAATGAATATTATTGGATGACAGCGTGGGCAAGTGCAGCATCAAAAGCATTTAAAGAACTAGATAAGAATAGAAGAAAAATTAAACAAATAATTGTTGGGTTGCATTTCTACCAGACCCACCCTGATTTTATTGAGCGTTTTCTTGATTCAAGTTCTATTCGATATATTAAGCAACCAGAGGGAACTTTTCATCCCAAAATCTTTCTCTTTTACAACTCCCATAAAGATTGGGAGGTTTTAATAGGCAGTGCAAATTTCACAAACGCTGCATTTACTGTAAATACAGAAATTACAGCATTGATAAAGGCTAGTGATTCTAACGAAGATTTGAAAATAAGTGACACTCTAAATCTGATAAATTCCGTATGGTGTGATGCAAAGCCTTTTAGTAAGCAGGAACTTGAAGATTATAGAAAAATATGGAAGAACAATCTACCTAAAATCGGTAGCCTGTCAGGAAAATATGGAAGCAAGGAAAGAAGTCGAAAACACATAAGCAAGCCTATCTACCAAGTACCTGTTGCCAATATGGAATGGCAGGAGTTTATGAATAAGGTAAGAAGTGAAAAATATCACTCTTTAGATTCTCGGCTTAAAGTTTTAAAGGTTGCAAAGAACCTTTTCGAAAAAGAAGATTCTTTTAAAGCATTAAAAACAGAAGAAAGGAAATTTATTGCCGGAATTCCTAATAACCTACCCGTAGATTCCGATGTTGACTGGGGATATTTTGGTAGCATGAAAGGAGCTGGCATCTTTAAGAATAGAATTATTGAAAATGATTTGAGTATCTCAAATGCAATAGATGAGATTCCATTGTCAGGGCAAATAACAAAAATTCATTTCGAACGCTTCCTGAAATTTTATCGTAAGGCATTTAATGGTAATTACCTTGCCACGGCAACTAGGCTATTAGCCATGAAAAGGCCAGATGTTTTTATCTGCCTTGATAATAAAAATAAGTCTGCCCTTTGTAAAAACTTTGAGATTGTGCAATCTGGCTTAGATTATGAACGGTATTGGGAAGATATAATTCTTAGGATTTATGATTCTGAATGGTGGCAGAACCCCAAACCTCAAGATAAGATTGAGAAACAGGTTAGTGAATCAAGAGCTGCCTTTTTAGATTCATTATACTATGAAGAATGATAGGTTTATGCCATTGAATAACATCAACGAAATAGCTGCTTATAAAAATGCATTATCACAATGACAGAAGGAGTAATCCAGGAAATAAATAATTATAAAAGGCAAAGAGACATGTCCAAGGTGCTTGAAAAACGGTGGCTTTCTATGTATCTTCAATTATTGGATTTCAAAAAAAACTATGGTCATGTGGATGTTCCAGCCAAATTTAAACTCTCAACGAGTTTGGGATACTGGGTACGTCGTCAAAGGTTAGTTTATAATGATGGAAAGATAGATCCTTTAAGGGAACGTTTGCTTTTATTAATAGGGTTTAACTTTCGCTTGCTAAAGTTTCATGATTGGCAACAGATGTTTAAAAGGTTAGGACAATTTAAGGAGCAGTATGGACATACGCATGTAACCGAAACCTACAAAGACTCTCAGCTTCATAATTGGCTAGTGTATCAAAGAAAATTATATTGGAAAGGAAAACTTCATCACTCTAAAATAGAACTTCTTAAGAATTATGGGGTGGATATGAAAAATAAAACAATCAATAGATGGGATGATAAATTTGCTAAGCTTGTTGAGTTTAAAAAAGAACATGGACACTTGCTTGTTTGTGAATCTTACGGTGCGGATAGACGTTTAATCAACTTTGTTAAAGGATTAAGGCGCACTAAAGGAAAAATATCAAAACTACGAAGGAATGAACTTGAAAAATTAGGTTTTGATTGGAATCCAGAACAAACAGTTACAACCATGCTTAATAAAGAGCGAGCAAGTAAACAATGGTTACAACGATTTGAGGAATTGCGAGCCTACAAAAATAGATTTGGCACAACATATATTGCTACAACAAGTAAGTCCCACAAGTCTTTAGCTATTTGGGTTTGCGCTCAGCGTAATAGTGTTGATAAACTAGCAAAAGAACAAATTCAACTTCTTGAAAGGATAAACTTTTTTGATGACCAAGAAGCAAATTCATATCGAAATAGGAAAAACAGAATTATGAATTTGTAATAATTTTTCGGGAATTAACCTTTATCTTTTAACAAATAATTCCCTTAACCATCTTCTAGTAACATCTAATTACAAACAATAACATCACCTAATATGCCTCCTTTATGTTTGCTCCTACTATGGAAGCAAGCACAAAAAAAGTTTTAGGCACATTAGCAACAGTTGCAGCCATTGGCGGTGGTTTTTATCTTATTAAAAAAGGTAAAAAGCTCCTTTCGGGTGCAAAGATGAATTTTGCACTCCTTGGTTTCCGCATTCACAAGATGAATTTGCAGGAAGTCCAGTTTGTGGTTAAGCTTCGCTGTTACAATCCCACTAAAGCACCCATCACATTAGCCGTTAACCAGGTAGTTGCAAATTACAAAGGTTCGGCAATCGCTTATTCCACCCCCGATATTAAAGGATTGACTATTGGAGCAGGCTTAATGCAAGAACCTGAAATCAAGTTTCAAGTTCCATATCTGAACCTGATTGGTAAAGGCTTGTCAACAGCATTACTCCAAAATACCACACAGCTTAAAGCTGACATGAGCTTTACTCTTTCGCTAAGTATCAATGGCGAAACCATCACTACCACGCAAAATTTAACGAACGATAATATGAACGGATTAGCATTGGGTGAATTAGGCATTGTGTCCGGCCCACGTAATACTGAGGATGGTCGCAAGTTCAATCACCTGATAAAAAGAGCAACCGGCACAGATGTATTTGTAAAAAATGGCAATGCACTGGAAACCGTTGAAAGCTGTATTGAAACTATAGCAGAACATTTCCGTGAAGTAGAAGAACTAGCCTCGATGTTGCAAGGCGATAACTTAAAGGCTACTTGCAAAAATATCTTTGACTTTTCCTATAAGTATCTTCAATATCATAAAGACGACAATGGTACAGAACAACTTCGTACCCCGGCACGCTCATGGTTGGACGGACAGATTAAGTTCAAGCAAAAAGGCAGAAGTTCTGTAGGGATTGACTGCGATGACTACAGCATATTTGTTGGTTCGCTCTTGAAGAACCTTGGCATTCCATTTAAACTCCGTATTACCAAGTATGATGGTAAAAAGAACTTTCAACATATCTACGTCATTGTTCCTGCCCTTGGAGATTCAGAGGATGAAATTGTTATAGACCCAGTACTATCAAAATTCGACTATCAGAAACCTTATAGCTTCGAAAAATCGGATTTTAACATGTCTCCTGTTCAAGTTGCAGGGCTTCATGGCATAGACGGTCTAACAGGCTCAAGTGCGCTGGGTTTGCCAATATCCGTTCTTTCAGGTATTGATTTGGCTGGTGGTCATCAGGCACAAGCCGACCATGAAGAACTCATTGCCATTGTATCTGGTGTTGATTTTGACAATGCCGTTAACGGTTTGGGCGATGCAGATGATGCCACCTATCGTTATTTAATCCGTACCCGGAAGTTTTTGTTACGGAACCAGGACAACAAGGCTAAGATGGCACATATCCAAAACCCTGACCAATTTGTATCTATGTTGGACCAGGCTATCAAGTTTTGGAATACCCCACAGCGAGATAACGTACTTGCAAAACTGGAAAATATTGAAGCCAAGCTTGCACAAAAAGGACTGATAAAGTACGATATAGATGCCATTGACGGACTAGCAGAACTGGATGATGTTGATGAAGAAATAGATGGGCTTGATGGGAATAGAGGTTTAGGTGGATTCTTCAAGTCATTAAAGCGAATTGGTAGAAAAATTGGCAAAGGAATAAAGAAGGGTGTTAAAGCAGTTGGTAAAGCAGCCAAGAAAGTGGCTAAAGCAATTGTACGTTTTAATCCGCTTTCTATCGCTATCCGAAACGGATTATTGGCTGCTTTGCGCTTAAACATGTTTGGTGTAGCTAAAAAGCTTCAATATGCTTACCTGCCCGAGCAATTGGCATCTAAGTATGGTATAGATGCCAAGAAACTAAAAGACTTAAAGAAACGTCACAGGCGTGTTCGTAAGCTCTTTAAAGGGCTACAAGGTCGGGAAAAGAACCTAAGAAAAGCCATTTTAAAAGGAGCTAAACAGAAAAGCCGTGACTTCTCACTAAAAGGAGTTGACGGATTATTAGCCGATTTGCAAGGTCTGGAAGCAATTGGGGAACTTGGCGAACTCGGACAAATGGGTGCAGTTGCTACAGCAGCATCGGTTGGTGCAGCCACAGGTGTATTGGCAAAAATTAAAAGCTGGCTAAAACCTGTAAAAAACATCTTTACTAAAATCAAAAGCAAGTTTTCAAAGGCTAAGAAAGTTAAGAATACAGTATCACAGTATGTGCAAACTAACTCAAATGCCCAAGCTCAAGCACCAAGCGATTACATCGCTCCGCAAACCAACAGCTACACTCCACTACCAATAATGAAGTCAGGGAACTATAGTCCAGAAGCTACATCACTTGCCCCAATGGTTCCGCAAAGTCCTACTCCTATAAAAAATGGCATGAGCAAAGGGGCTAAAATAGGAATCGGTATTGGAGCATTGGCATTACTTGGTACAGGAGCATACTTCGCTTTCCGCAAAAAGGACGATGATGAGCCAAAGAGTAAACCTCAATCAAAGAAATCCCTTTCAAAAAAGACATTGGGAAGCATCGAGCTTCAATAAATAAATGTGAATCAATAATTAAAATTTAGAAAACATGGCAGTTAAAAAAACAACGTCAGGTGGTAGGTCAACAGCTACCAAAATTGACTTTATGAAAGCTACCAACGACATAGGCAAGCCCATTGCTGCCGTTATGGGCTTTGGAGGTGGAAAGTACATTTTAAATAAGGTAATGAAAAGCCCGACCGTAAGTGGTCTTTTGGGTAACGACATGAAAGGGTATGTTGCTCCGGCAGCTTTAGCATTGGGAGCTCTAGTTGGACAGCAGTTCACTAAAAATGATTACGTGAAAATGGGTTTATATGGTGCAGCAGGTGCAGGTGTCGAATCTATTATCAAGAAAGCGACAGGTAAGACCATTCTTCAAGGGTTATCTGGTTTGCTAGGCGATGACATTGAGGATGTTGAGTATGAAGAAGTGGACGGATTACAAGCCTTGAACCCTATCACACAGGCGTTACCAGCAGCCGATATCGACATTGAACGTGAAATAGAAGCTTCCGTTTCAGGTGCAGCTTCCGACTATTCCATGAGCGATGACCCTATGGGTAGTGCAGTTTCGGATTATACAATGAGTGACGAGCCAATCGGCAAAACGGACTATTTGGATGATGACGAACCTGAAATAGGAAAAATTAAGGACGTTGACCCAGACAGCATGGATTATGACGTGTTCGCAGGGGATATGATGGCATCCTAGTATAGATGTAATGTATTACGCCTCAACAGCAAATAACAATCAATTCAATTTTATAACAGGCTATTGAGCCACAAAAACAAATTATCATGGCAGATATTAATGAGCAAAATGATTTGTACCCTTCGATGGAAGATATAGAGGGTTTAGAAGAAGCAGTTCTTGACAAAGAAGAAGATTCTCTGGATAAAGAAGATGACCAGGACGATGCAACGGAAGGCATTGGAGAACTCGGACGTTCGAGACGAAGAAGAAGACGCAGAAGCCGTAGAGGTCGCAGACGTAGTTACCGAAAACGTGCAGTGCGTAGGTCATATAATGCAGGTCAAAGAAGTACAGCGGTCAAAACAGGTCTTACAACGCAACTGACATCAAAAGGTCAGTTTGAATTGCGTAGACAGCAATTGCCAGCAGAGGTGCAAAAGGCATTGAAAGATGCACGTATGCAAACTGTTGATACAGCAATCTATACCATTAAATCGGTTAAGGACAAGTCCGATATTGATTTGATGGAAGCATCAGATGATAAAAAGGCTGGTCGCACCAACCTGAACCGTGCCCAGTTGGATTCGGGCAAGTATTTACTGCTTACCGATATAGTTCTTGAGTATGCTCATGGAGCATCGGAAGATGATAACGACCCGGCTGATTTCGCATTTGGTCAGTTTGCTCTTCCTGCACAAATCCTGAACGGTACATTCGAGATGACTTTGGGAACTAAAGTAATTCTTCCTGAAATCTCATGTGCGGTATTCGATGATACCGATACAACCAAGCGTAAGTTTCAGTATAAGCTTGCTAACCCAAAGTGGTTAAAGCCGTCAATGGACATTACGCCAAAGTTGAACATGCCAAAAGCCATCAACAATAGCGACAAGGTTTTCAACCCTGCCGTTAAGATTACCCTATTGGGAACAATCACTGAAAAGGCATAGGTCTTTTTAAGTATGTCATAATCGTTTGAGGAGGCGGTGTTACTGCCGTCTCCTTTTCTTCTTAATCACTTTTACAATGGAAGTTCAAGACAACAACATTAAGAAATTACAGGTTGTAAAATTCGAGGTCAAAAAAGGGCAAACCTTTGAGTTCAATGGCAACACCAAAACAGAGCATGACCGAATTAAAGGTATTTTCCTACGCTTGTCGAACCAACAAGCCTTATCAGGAGCAACGCTTCGTGTTTGGATTGACGATACCGAAATAATACCAGATGATACGGAAGTTGCATTGTTGCATCACAATGATGACATGAGCATTAAGGACGTTACTTTTCCTGTGGATGAGAAAGCCAAGAACAGCCCTGTCAGAATCATTTACAAGGATGATAGTGAAAACCTGGCTGTCAATGATAGTTACCATGTCCGAGTATATCTGCTTGCCGAAGTAGACAATTAACCCCAACACTCCCGATATGAAACGATATTTTGTCATAACACACAAATCTGAGGACAACAGCCATATTAACGAACAGGACTTGCTCCCTGCTTCCTGTAAATTGATAACTGGTTTGGCTGTTATCGCTACCGTAAAAAAACAAACTGAGCTGATTGATGTAGTTGGAAGCCTCGCTTTTCCACAAGCATTAATTACCGACCTGTTAAGCGATGAACAGATTACGGATTTGTTTTACTCCTATTTACGAACACGAGCCGATGAAGCAGATAGTCGGGCATTCTTTGAAAGTGACATCTTACCAGAAATTATCAGGGTGCTAACCAATGGCATCACATATTCTTGCCTGGATAAAGATGAACAGCAGGAACTGAGCGACCACATTGCCCAGATGTTCAACGAACGGTTTATCGACTATATCTATAAAGAAGCTAATTTGTTTGCCAGAGGATTAGGAATGACCAACCTTGAGTTTTCCGATTTTATTGCCCAACAAACTTTGGTTTTTACCTATCAGCACAAGGATGAACTGTTCAAGAGAACCATCAAGACTTACGAACAGCCGGAATCTTACGAATGTGGTAATATAAGCCTATTGATAAACGGTAATAGTTTTTTGCTACGTGATTACATGGTTATGGCTAACAGAAAGGTTAAGCATTTACACAAAGAAGTTATTCCTTTTCACGAGCCGTTGGAAGTAAACAGCAATATCTACACGGTATTTAAGAGCAACAAAAATAGTGGCGACAATATTCTGACCATTAGGATTTACATAGAGTACGAAGCTCCATCGAAAAAGGAACTTCAATTATCAAATACAAATCAGGAGGAAGCTACTAATGAACACGAGTGAGTTATTACATACCATCGCTAAAGACCGTATTGCAGGTCTGCGTACCATCGACAGCTACCAACTAAAACCAACTGTAATAAGGGTAACAAGTCCTGATATGTCACTTGATTTAAAAAATGACATGTGGATTCTTAACACCAAAGGGTTGTCGAATTACATTGATGAATTGGAAATGATAAGCAGTGATAATGTGTTTACCTCTACACCCGAGGAATACGACCTTATGGATGAATACCGCTACCAGGTATTTACCGATTACATAGACATCAAAACCCAAGCGGAGAACTTTAAACCGTACCGATTGGAGTTTGTGAAAATTATTCCCCACCGAAATTAATACAGTTATGTTGGATTACAGAGAACAGATACAAAGTATATACGAGTTTATCAAGCGTTCCGAGGCTGAACAGAAATACCCCTACGCTTACGAAATATATTTATTGACAGGTGTTGATGAAACGGCACTTACATCAAGGACTGCCGGAACAGAGATGTTCAACAACGACATTGAAAAGGCTATTGAAAAAGCAAAACATGCTCATGGTACTTTACGTGTAGATGTGTTTGGAGGAAAAAGCCACAATGCCAAACACATAAATGGTTACACCATTAATGTTAGTGGATTGTTGAATCCACCCAAAGAACCAATTGAAAGAGCAGAAATACACACTATCATCAAAGAGGAAATGAAGCAGCACCAAATCCAGAATAGTACGGATGGATTGGGCGAAATCAATGGTTTATTGGGGTTGATTACTGGTGAAAACGAACAGGCAAAAGGTAAAGTTGAAAGCTTGTTTGGTCTGTTTAATGCCTTATCGGGTAACAATAAAGAAGTTGAGCGGATTAACTACCAAAAGCAACTGGACGACTTTAAGTTCGAGACACGCTATACAAATTTGGAAGAGAGGTATGAGCGTTTACGCAATGAGAATGCTGAGCTACGAGCTGAAAAAGATCGCTATCAAAGTGAAAATAAGGAGCTGAAAGGTGAAAATACAGACCTTGAAAACCGTCTTTCTGGTTATGCCCCCAATGAAGTGATGAAACGTGTAGCCACAGGTGCTTTGGTGGGGCTTGGTTCACGCATATTGACCAACAGTCCCAAAACAGCAGAATTATTAGGGCTTACAGCTGAAGAACTAAAAGGTGCTTTGGGCATGGTCGATGACAGTCCTGAAGAATCAGCCACAATTCCAGATACCAATGTTGAGATTACCGATATGGGTTCGGCAAGTTCTCCTGAAGACAAGAAGAAAGCTGAGATTATCAAGAACCTTTCTGATGCCCTAATGACATGGGAACTGCAAGATGTGGCCAAGATTGCCAACATAGTTGGGCTGTGCCTTGACAAAGCGGAACTCATCAATAAAACCCTCATGTTCCTAAATCAGACTGTACAGGGTATTCAGGAACAGGAAAATACAGATTTAGACAATAAATAAAACATACGATTATGCGAAAATTCAAAGTAGGAATCACGATTGAAGCGGAAGCTCCGGAGACAGCTAAGCAAATGGGAAACTTGATACAAAATGCAGTTAATAAAGTCGAACAAGAAGATATCATCAAACTCTTGACTAAGGTGGTGAAGAACCCAAAGATTGTAAAGTCAGCATTGAGATACATCTAAAAATTAAGCACCGTGCAAAAGCTTCCAGTACCAATAAACAAAGCAACATTAGTTACGACAGGACTTAAATATGGACTTCCCATATTGGGAGTTGGAATAGGCATTTATGCTGTTAAAAAACTGTTGTTCAAACGCAATCCAGACGGCACTTCGTCAAGGGTTGCTCCATCAATCAAAGATACGGTGATAAACAGGCAAAACCTGACCATATCACCGTCTGATGCTGCCTTGTTTGCAAATACGCTGTATGGTGCAATGCTTGATATTGGTACGGATGAAAAGACCATTTACAGTACCATTGACAAAATACAATCTAAGGATGACATGCTATTGGTGATAAAAGCCTTTGGTATGAAACAATACCTATGGGGTGCCAGAGCAGCATTTTTAGGTCAGGACTACAATTTAATCGGTTGGTTAAGAGCTGAATTAAGCGAAAAAGAAATCGCAAAAATTAAAACCAAGTTCGATGGTTGGGGAATCCCTCTCTAAACACAATTATAGCTATGGACAAGAAACAAAAAAATATATTATTTATTTCGGGAGGGTTAGTAACCACAGGGGCAATAGTTGCCACCGTTTTATTTATTCGCAGACGCAATAAGAAAAGACGGCAAGGGCTATTGCCCCATCGTGGTTCAAACATTTTAACTACCAACAACAATTCATTGCCTCCTGATTTTCAAAATTGGAACGGTGGCAATACTTATCTATCCAATGCACCCAGAGGAATCCGAAACAACAATCCGGGTAACCTGATTTACACAAACATTAAATGGAACGGCAAACTGTCCAAAGAGCAAAACAAAGATAGACGGTTTGAAATGTTTAAAGCTCCTGAGTACGGTGTCCGAGCAATGATTAAAGACCTTAAACATGATATTGAAAAAGGTAAGAATACGGTTCCGGCACTAATCGAGGAATACGCGCCCAAATTCGAGAATAATACAGCAGCTTACATCAATACAGTTTGCAAGGATTTAAAAGTGAGCGAACAGGCAAAACTACTTCCAACTAAAAATACACTTCGTCTTCTAGTACTTTCAATAGCAAGGGTTGAAAATGGGGGCAATTACGTCACCAATCAACTGTTTGATAAGGCTTATTCAATGATATAAAAAGACACAAGACAAAAGTATCAAGACACAAGACTATAACCATCATGGTAAATCATCTTGATACTCAAATCTTAATACTAAAAAAATAATATATGGGAACTATAAAGATGTTTAGGGGAACGACCCCACCGTTACTAAAAAAAGGCGAATGGGCTTCCGATGGCCAGTACGCTTATTTAGGTATGGAACACGAACAATATAAGGTGTTTCAGGGCGTGTTCGATATGAGTAAAGATCAACAGATTTCAGGTTTTGAATATGACCTCGACCATAAAGCAATTATCATCCCATCGGGTACACCATTTTCCAAACTGCAACTCTTATTCGATTCATTGCCCAAGGCATTGAAATACCACACCAACGAGAGCGCAAGTATCAGCATCATGTTCGAGGATGGTACTTTTATCAACGATTTAGGAACATTTCTGGTACTTCGTGATTTTTCCTATTTGATAAACATCTGCTCATTGAGCAACAAGGCCGATGGTGAAGTAGGAACATACGTTAAGCCTGTTATATTCCAAAGTGACAAGGCAATTGAGGTGTACAACAGTGCTGTGAATTTTTCGGATATCCGCTTTGAATACTCCGATGCCGGAAGTGGAGCATTGGCATTCTTGAACAGTACCACTAACATTGACGATTGTTGTTTTGAGGCAAAAGTTAATCAGTCTTGTGCATTTGACCGTGGATATAACAAGATTGTGTTTTCGGATACCTATTTTAAGATGAACCGTGATGTTGAGGACACGATTCTAGACAAAGCTTCTGTAGGTTCTTTTATCAATATTGCACGTTCAAAATCAGCTCCGGACTTTAGACCAAAGACCATTGTTCAGCAGATTTCTGGCGGACTGATAATCGCAGGGAACGTTGAAGACTTGTTAATTTCAGAAAAAAGTCCTGTGTACATGCCCAACGGAGGTATCGAGGTACATGGTGGTTTTGTTACAGACCCTGATGGAAATATCAATATCGCCATTCCAACAAAGTTGTCACAGTTAGAAAATGATATGAACCTGACCTCTGATTTTGAAGAATTAGAAAACAAACCGAATACTATTTCTTCAGAACAGGCTACTGCAATTGAAAACAACAACAAAAAGAGCAGTTACCCACAGGAGGATGCAGAGAAGTTAGCAGGTATTGAAGCAAACGCTACTGCTGGCGCAGATTGGGAACTAAATGTGCAGAACAAACCTGTTACAATTAGTCAGGAGCAAGCAGAAGCGATTGAAGCCAACACTCAGAAGCGTTCTTATCCTCAAACCGATGAAGATAAGCTTTCTGGCATTGAGGAAAATGCAACTGTTGGAGCAGACTGGGAGGAGAATGTTCAGAATAAACCAGTTACCATTTCTCCACAACAAGCTGCCGATATTGAAGCCAATAACAGTAAACGCAGTTATCCACAAACTGATGAAGATAAACTTTCAGGGATTGAAGCTTATGCAACTGTGGGGGCAGATTGGGAGGAAAATGTACAGAATAAACCTGTAACCATTTCTCCCGAACAAGCAGAAGCCATTGAAGCCAATACCGAAAAGCGAAGCTATCCTCAAACTGATGAAGACAAGCTATCGGGTATTGAGGAGAATGCGACTGTTGGAGCAGACTGGGAACAAAATGTACAGAACAAACCTGTTACCATTTCTCCTGAACAAGCAGAAGCCATTGAAACCAATACGCAAAAATGTAGCTACCCACAGGCTGATGAAGACAAACTTTCCGGCATTGAAGCTTATGCAACTGTTGGAGCTGACTGGGAGCAAAATGTGCGAAACAAACCTGTAACCATTTCCCTTGAACAAGCAGAAGCTATTGAAGCAAATACCCAAAAGGTAAGCTACCCACAAGCTGATGCCGATAAGTTGGCAGAGGTTGAGGAAAATGCGACTATTGGCGCAGACTGGGAACAAAATGTACAGAACAAACCAGTAACCATTTCACCTGAACAGGCGGCAGCCATTGAAACCAATAGTCAAAAGAACAGCTACCCACAGGTGGATGCAGATAAACTTTCAGGTATTGAAGAGAACGCAACTATTGGTGCTGACTGGGAGCAAAATGTGCAGAATAAACCTGTTACAATTAGCCTTGAACAAGCAGAGGCTATTGAAGTCAATACCCAAAAGGTAGGCTACCCTCAAGTAGATGCTGATAAGCTCGCAGGTATTGAAGAGAATGCCACTGTTGGCGCAGACTGGGAAGTCAATTTACAGAACAAACCCGTAACCATTTCTCCGGAACAGGCGGCATCTATTGAGACAAATACGCAAAAACGAAGTTATCCGCAAGTTGATGAAGACAAACTTATAGGAGTTGAAGAAAATGCGACTGTCGGAGCTGATTGGAATAGCAACTTGGTTAACGTTCCTGAATTCCTTACCCATTTTATTCAAACATATGTGAATGCAGGTGTCATTGACGGTGAAAACTGGCAAGCCCAACTCACAGAACTATTAAACTTCCAGATTGACTTTATGAAAAACTTTGTCAATGCAGGGGTTGATAGTGTAGCTGTAGATATAGTTGGAAACAGCATGAAATTGAGATTTACTGATGAATCAGAGAAATCTATCACGCTTGAATAGTACTTAAATGGATAAAAAGGGCTACATATCAAGAATTCGTGAGGATTTACGCAACGCTCGTAAGCACTCTAAAACCACTATTGAAAGCATTGCCAAAGGCTTCGGTATTTCTAACAAGAACCTTGTTAAAGAGTTTACCGAACTGGCAATAATCCTTAACGCAAGAGAGGTAGCACACGATAGTTCGTTAAGTACTTACGAAAAGTATCTTGATATTGTAGCCCTATATCAATCACAGGTTAACTTGTCCATGCGTACAAGCATGAGTGTTCTCATGCAACAATATTCTACTCCTGCGCCAATCTCGTTCCTGGCATCGAGTTACATTCTTAAATCAGAAAGTCTATCAGGCTACAAAGCCTTTAAGAACATCGTTAAGGGAAGTACCAAGGGTAAAATAGTGGGCAATGCACATCTTTCCAATGAGAAGAACGACTTTCCAAAATATTTAGAACCATCGGCAGGGAACGGACTTTTAACCATTGCTTTGCCATATCACTTTACGCATGTAAACGAGTTGGATGATGTAAGGCTTTCTAACCTCAAGCAACAACCATTTGCAAAAGTAAGTAGTTGGGATGCTTTAAATCCGCCAATGGCTTACGATAGGGAATTTGACGGAGTAATAACCAATCCACCTTTCGGTTCACTATCTGAACCTATTCTATTCGGAAAATTCAAGATTAAGCGGTTGGAACATGCTATGGCATTAAATGCCTTGCGCTGCATGAAGGACAATGGCAAAGCAGCCATTATTATCGGTGGTCATACCACTTGGGATGAGCAAGGCAGAGTAACTGCCGGGAACAACAGAATCTTTCTGAACTACCTCTACCACTTTTATAATGTAGAAGACATCATTCTGATTAATGGCAAAAAGCTTTACTCCAGACAAGGAACGTCCATCAACACCCGATTAATTCTGATTGATGGAGCTAAAGAAACACCATCAGGCGCAGCTCCGCTTAAAAATAAATTGCATAGCACCGTTGTCAATAACCACGAAGAGCTTTGGGATAGAGTTGGATTGAAAAATAGCTCAACTTCCTCTGGTCCTAAAGCGACAGCTCAGACGAAAGATGTAAAAATCATTAAGCTTCGAGCAAAGGCTATTCTAATTAAGCAAAAGCAATTGTCACTTGGCAGACTTCAAAACACGAACCGACCACTCCGTATTTTGGTCGCATGTGAAGAAAGTCAAACCGTAACAAAAGCACTTCGAAAACAAGGACACGAAGCCTTTAGTTGTGATGTATTACCAACTACAGGTAAGCATCCGGAATGGCACATTCAAGATGATGTGCTAAACCAATTGGACAAAGGTTGGGATATGATGATAGCCTTTCCTCCATGTACCTACCTTACCGTATCAGGCAATGCGTGGATGCACGACCCTGAACGACAAAAGGAACGTAGAAAGGCATTGACATTCATCCGCAAGTTGATGAAAGCTCCAATTGATAAGATTGCAATTGAAAATCCAATTGGAGTTATCAGTACTGCAATTCGTAAGCCTGACCAAATTGTTCAGCCATACTTCTTTGGTGATAATGCAAAAAAATCAACTTGTCTTTGGCTAAAGAACCTACCTCACTTAGAACCAACCGATATGGTCGATGAAGATCAATTGGAGTATAAACATTGGTACGATAAAAAGAAAAAGCGTTGGCGAAGACAACCGCTTTGGTACTACAAAGCAAGAGATTTAAGCGATGATGAAAGGCGCAGAGTTCGCAGCAAAACCTTTCAGGGAATTGCCGATGCTATGGCTGACCAATGGACGGTAGCATCGCAAACAAATAATAAAAAAACTGCCTAGCCATGAAAGTACTAAACTTATATAGTGGCTTGGGCGGAAATCGCAAACTGTGGACAGGTTTAAACGTTACTGCGGTTGAAAATAACGAGCAGATAGCAGCCGTTTACAAAAAGCATTTTCCAAATGACAAGCTTGTAATTGGCGATGCACATGATTACCTGGTCCGCAATTTCCGTGACTATGATTTTATTTGGAGCAGTCCACCTTGTCAGAGCCATAGCAAGATGATGAGAGCCACACGGCACACCATCAATAAATATCCTGACTTAAAACTGTATGAAGAAATATTGCTTCTCAAGTACTTCTTTAAAGGCAATTGGGTAGTTGAAAATGTTGCTCCTTATTACGAGCCATTAGTAGAACCAACAGCCAAAATTGGGAGACATCTATTTTGGAGTAATTACTCAATAAAGAATATTGAGATACCAGGAATCAAAGGCATTTTCTCAGCCTCTCCACAGGAGCTAAAAAGGTCATTAGGCTTCAATTACAAGGGTAATATCTACTACAAAGGGAATCATGATGGTGGTCAAGTGCTACGCAATTGTGTACACCCTAAACTTGGACTTCATGTATTCAATGAAATGCCTAAAAATAAAGGCTCAGAATTAAGTGCAGTCAAAATGAAATCAAAAGCAATCTCCATTAAACAGAAGCAGTACCATTGCGACTGGAACGAATAAAAAATACGATATGAAATCAGACATTAAGATTTGTAAAAGCAATATAACCGTCAAGTTTGATAGTGTTCCACCACAACATATATCGACAAGGCTTATTGAGTTAGGTTTTAAAACCACCAATAATAAGAGCTTTGTTCGCACCAAAAAGCTGGCTCAGAACGAACATGAATACTTACAAGGAATGCTTGGTGTTCAAGGCTTGGGTATGGCATATATTCCAACAGCAGAAAAAGGGTTTATCCTAGATACGACAGTACCCGATTCGATGGGACACGAAATGCACATCGCCATTCGTAAAATAAAGAAAAGTATTGGGATGCCACTATTTGATTTTGTTGCCGAAAAACTCGATTACGAAAATGACGACTTGGTAAAATCCCTTTCGTGTGAACAGATTGATGCCGTATCATTAGCCATCTACAACATTGAAAAACGCAAGCAAGGTATTATCGTTGGCGACCAAACGGGCATTGGCAAAGGTAGAACCGCAGCAGCTTTAATTCGCTACGGTGTAAAAAGTGGTTTGCAACCTATATTCTTATCCGAAAAGCCCAACCTGTTTACCGACTTGTACCGAGATTTATCAGACATTGGAAGCTCCGCCCTGGTTCCGTTTATCGTAAACACCAAGGAAAGTAAAACCAATATCAAGGACAAAAGTGGAGAGATAATCTATTCAGCTCCCGAAAAACCTACGCAAGAACGTATTATTAAGAGTAAGAAAGCACCCAATAACTACAATTTTATTTGTGCTACCTATTCTCAATTCAACCAACCAAAGAAGCCAGCCAAACAAGAGTTTTTAACTTCTGTAGCTAATGGTAATATCATTATCATGGACGAAGCTCATAATGCTTCGGGCAGTTCAAATACTGGCGAATTTATGCAAGATGTGCTTCGCCAAACTAAAGGTGTTTGTTTCCTGTCAGCCACATTTGCCAAGCGACCTGATAACATGCCGATTTATGCTCAGAAAACATCAATGAGTGATGCCAATATGAGTAAAGAAGATTTGGTTGAAGCCATTATGAAAGGTGGTGTAGCCTTACAGGAAGTATTGGCAGCACAATTGGTTTCCGAGGGACAAATGATAAGACGTGAACGTTCTTTTGAGGGCGTTGAAGTTAATTACATCGAGCTTAAAGAAAAAGCTAAAGAACAGGCTGATATTGCTGATAAAGTAACGGCTATCATTCGTGATATTATAGGCTTTCAAGAGAAATACATCAATAAACAGGTTAAAGAACTTGATGGCATTGCAGCAGCCGAGGGAAAGGAGGTTGAAACCCGAAAAGGAACAAGTAAAGCAGGGGTTGATAATGTACCTTATTTCTCAAAGGTCTTTAATGTTATTAACCAATTGCTGTTTAGTATTAACGCTTCCGATGTTGCCGACCATGCTATCAAGAGGCTCAAAGATGGAAAGAAGCCAATCATTGCTTTTGCATCCACAATGGGGAGCTTTTTAGAGGGCATGGCAAAACCCGATGATGTGATTAACGGAGACTTTTCTACTGTTTTGGAAAAAGGATTGGATTCAGTTCTTCGTTATACCGAAAAGGATATTGATGGCGAAGGTCAAGGGAAAACCTTTAACATATCAGATTTGCCAGAAGAAGCTCAGTTGGCTTACCATGATATTATCAGACGAATTGAACAGGCATCAACAGGTATTACAATCAGTCCCCTAGACCTGATTATTCAAAAAATTAAAGAAGCTGGCTATTCAGTTGGCGAAGTCACAGGGCGCAAACTTTGTGTGCAATATAAATCAATCAAAGCCAAGAATACGACAGCTTTGGTAATGAGCCGAAAAAAGGAAAATACAGCCGATTTATTCCGTCAATTCAATGATAATGAGATTGACTGTTTGCTTATCAATCAAAGTGGTTCAACAGGAGCTTCGGCACATGCTATTGTTACAGATAAGGTGCCAGCCGAAAAAGTTAAGCAGCGTGTGATGGTGATACTCCAGCCAGAACTGAATATCAATACAGAGATTCAAAAGCGTGGTCGTATAAACCGAACAGGGCAAATAATGAAACCGATTTACGATTACATTATATCGGCTATTCCTGCACAAAAGCGGTTTATGATGATGCTCAAAAAGAAGCTTAAAAGCCTTGATGCAAATACCACTTCCAACCAAAAGAGCAGTAAATCGCAATTAGAATCGGACGACTTCTTGAATAAGTATGGCGATAAAGTGGTACGCCAATACATGTTGGAAAATGAAGAGCTAAATAAAGCTTTGGACAATCCATTGAAGTTTGAGGGAAAGGACAGCGATGGAACAGCTACTGAAGGCGATGCTTCAAAGGTTACTGGTCGTGTAGCGGTTCTTTCAGTAAAGGAACAGGAGAAATTTTACAGCGAGATTATTGAGCGTTACAACGATTATATCGAATACCTCAAACAAGCCGATGAGTACGACCTCGAAGTGGAGATACTAAACCTAAAAGCAGAATCCGTTGATAAGAATGTGGTCATTGCCGGGAAAGGTGGACGTTCCGTATTTGGTAATGATACCTTACTTGAAAAGTGTGAATGTAACGTACTCAAAAAGCCCTATGGCAAGTCTGAACTTGAAAAACTCATTAAGAAATACCTGAATGGAAAACACCCTGATAGCATTTCTGAAGAAATTGTTTCTGCTCATGAAAAGTATGTGCAAAATAAGCTAAGTGCCGATTTAAAGGATTTTGAAACCAAGTATAAAGACTTATTAGATGGCATTACAGATGAGAAAGGCTATCAGAAGATTCCTTTGTTTGAGAAACAGCAGCGAATGGAATATATCGTTGAACGTGAAGAAGCAATCATCAAAGCCAAAGGACTTGATACTACTCGAATAAAAACACAAAGCGAAAATCGCCAACGCTACCTGAATAACTTTTTCAAGTACTTTAAGGTTGGGCATGGTTATTTCTATCCTGCTGTAAGTTTTGAAACCGACAGTAGCGATAATTCCTATTGCATCTTTTTAGGCTTTGATATAAATCCTAAACGCAAGAACCCTTATGCGCCATCATCGGTAAAGTTACGATTTGCCATTTCGGATAGTCGCAAATACATCGTTCTTGCTGCATCGGGTGATACCGCTAAAGAAATCGAGCGTATTATGAGCCGAAGTATGCAGCTCACATCAAGCCAAAAGGAAATACTAATTGACAGGTGGGACGAAGCAATTAAAGCCTTTACAGCCGACCGACAAAACCGCTATATCGTCACAGGAAGCATACTACAAGGCTCTGCGGACTTTTCAGGCAAATTGGTAAGCTTTACTACCAAAGGCAGAGGTGTTCAAAAAGGGATTCTAATGTCAGAGGCATGGTCGCCTGACAACAACGATAATAAGGCTGATAACTATGTAGTCGCTCCAATAGCGAAGCTACAAAAGCACATTATGAGCCTACGAAATGGTTCAACCATTGCCACCGAAAACAGAATCACATTAGCCAGGCATTACGATGATACTTTCAAGGTTATCATGCCCAAAACAAAGAGCCATATTCCAATATACACAGACAAAGAAGTGGTAAAGCTTTTAGTCAATAGTCGTGATGGTTTTGAAATGGTGTCGGGCAATATGAAAGCTTCGGTAGAGGAAAGTAAAATGCCAAAACTCATTAACCTACTTGGAGAGCGATTCAGCTTATCTGTTAAAATTCCACGCCATTATTACGATGAGTATTTGGACAAAGGAACGAAGCGAAGCAATACAACTGATAGCCTTACCAATGAGGCAATGCAGATGTTTGAGCAAGATAAAAAGGAGTTTCCAAAGCGACTGGCCAAACAAAAGCAATCAGCACCGAAAGGAAAAAAAATAAAGCTTGATAGCGGAAAGCAATTGAAGCTTGTGAAACTTCGTGCAAAAGCAATCCTGATTAAGCAAAAACAGCTTCGAGCAGTAGCCGGGCTTGGTACTCATCCTAAAATCAAGACTATCCTATGACCGAAAAAGAGTTCTATAAAAAGTATAAAGCCATCCACAAGGATATTCGTACCAAAGGAAAATCAAAGGCTTCAATTTTAGCCAATGGTTTTAAAGAGGGCGTTAATGTCAATGCTTTGCCCATATATAAAGGTTTTGATAAAGCAACCGATATTATTGCTACCCGATATAAACCGAGAAAAGATGACTTCGTTTGGATTCTTACCAAAGAAGGATTCATTGAAGGTCGGAATGGCTACAAGACAAAGAAAGCTTATAAGCCAAATCCTAACGATGGTTTCTACATTATTAGCGATGATTGGTCTTTATATGAGAACTACTGTGCCAACTTAGCAACGCCCAAAAGTAACCTTGGAAATATTGATACAGAAGTTGAAAAAGCTTTACAGGAAAAGCAGAAAAACAAAGCTTTTAAGGATGCCGGGAAGCGTGTACATGGCTCACGAAAAGAGCAAGCCATGTATGATAAGCTTATTCGCAGTAGCGATTTAAGCAGCATCGAACAGGATGAAGCTACCGCTATCGAGCTGGTTAAAAAGGATAAGGTGTTTCCTAAGATTGACCCACAGGCAGAAAAAGAAAACGGTATAGATTCAGGTTGTGCTTTTCTAAAAACGAAAGTAAGGGCAGCATTTCCTCAAAAGCCATACAAAGCTACCAAAGAAGCTAGGGGACAATATGTTCGTATGGCAGAAGCTTTTGTAAGCATACTTAGTAATGCTATTTCTATTGATGACTTAAAGGAATTGGAAAAGATTGCTAATGGTGGAGAAATCATACCAAATACTGATTTTGGAATGGTATTCGGTAAGCCACTCCGCAATATTGTCTTTACAATTAAAGGTTATCGCACAACAAAAGCAGTCAGAGAAACTTTTCTAAAAGCACATCAATATTCAGGAATAACGAAAGAGCAGGCTGAGCCACATGCAGCAAAGCTGAAACACCTGATGGACATAAGAATTAAACGCCAAAATGATTGTATTGATTCTGCACATCAAATCATTTCTACAGCCGATATGAAACGCCACAGGCAAAGCGACCTCATTTTTAATGGTGGAATGTTGAGTAGTATTAGAACTGTAGAGGATTATGTGAAGTATGTTACTCAAGTCTGTACAAGATTTATTAATGATGCACAAAGGGAATACAAGGAGCATAAAGAACGATTCCCATACAAAGAATTTAAACCTGATTGGAGTTGGTCTGAAACTAAAAAAACGACCCAAGCAAAAAGTAGTACCAAACCCAAAATAGAAGCTGTTCCGCTATCGTACATTAAACGCACAGGCGGTTTACTGATTGAAGAAGCGGATGAAAATACGGTTATAAAGAAGCTTCATTTTAAATCGCTCACATTAGGGAACTATGTGAAAGATGATGAAGCCAGGGAACACATTCGACACTTTGTTGCTGCCATTGTTGATTTATGCGAAGTACTTGACATCAACCTATCCATAAACGAAGCCCTGGCTATTGCTTTTGGTGCATTTGGTCGAGGCGGTAAAGCTATGGCAACCTATTACCCGACACGTCAGCTTATCAATCTGACTAAACGAAATGGCGATGGTTCTGTAGCCCATGAGTGGGGACACTTCTTTGACCACTACTTAAATGGTTTAGAATTATCAACCAAACCACTACGTACAGAAAGCTATTTGAATACCATTATTGAGAGTTTGGGTTCTCGCAAGAGATACTTTATTGGTGGGAATTCATCGCCCGCAAAAGGTTGGTTTAAAGATATTTTAAAAGAAACCATAAAAAAGGCAGTTCCTCATACCATATTGCACCAAAGTATTGCCCAGTTAATTGTAATGCTTCGCTTTGGTTATTACGCTTTGGGTGACAAAGCAGTTAGCCATGACTTTGAAAAGGTAAAGAAGCGTAGAACTGACAGCTACCTGTATCACTATTCCAAACTTCAAGGCGCTTATTGGAAGGATATTGCAGAGTTATTTGCACGAAGCTTCGAGTGCTATGTGTATGATAAGCTAAAGGAAAAGGACCGGGTAAATAATTACTTGGTATCAGGTGGAATGTTCTCTCATCCTGTATATCCACAAGGTCAAGAAAGAATCTATATCAATAAGTGTTTTGATAACCTGATTTATGCCGTTAAGAAGCATCTATCCATCAAATCTTTTGAGCCGTTTACCGAGCAACGTGCTGATGAGTACATCGACCTAACCGAAAAAGGTAGCGTGAATAAAGGTGTGATAGTGGGTAAAGAACGCAAACTAAAACTTGCCAAAATAAGAGCTAAAGCCATAAGAATTAAACAGCGACAAGCCCTTGCGAAGGGCAGCGAATAATTAATAGTGTACTAAAAACTTAATATCAAATAGTATGAAATTAACAGTTAAAAACTACAAAGAAGCTACTGAAAATATTGACTTCAAGAAGTTGCCAGAAGCAGCAAGAGAAGCGCATAAAGAGTTTGATTCATTTGCAGATTTCTATAATGAGGATAAGGACATTAAAGAAATGCTTGATAACCATTTTAAGATTGTTGAGCCTTATTTAAAGAGTTCAGAAAAGAAAACCTCTACAAGCAAGAAAGTACCAGCGAAGAAGACTGCTACTACGTCACAAAAATCGACCAAAAATGTGACGAAAAAGGCTGCACTCAAGAAGACTTCAAACAAGAAAACAGCAGCACCCAAACAGGCGCAACGCAAGCCCATCGAAGTTGATTTGATGCCTTTAGAAATCAAAGTAATTAGACGTTACTTGAACTTTCATAACAAGAGGGTAAGTGAACGTCAGGTATCGCTATTGTACAAGGTTATTCAAAAGGCAGCCACCGAGAAAACTATTCGCAAAACAAGCAAGTATGCCTCTGAAATAAAAAGCATAAGCAATGACCTTATCAAGACTTACAAGGATATGAATGGAACTTGCAAGTTTGAAGTTCCGGATTCACTATACACTAAGTTCACAAAGATTGTGGGTGATTATGGAGTAACTCCGGCAGTTGCATTGATAAAACGATTTATCAACCTATATGGGAATATCACGAAAGCAAAAGCCCAGCGACTATTGACTACTGTTACCAACTCATTAAAGAACGGTAAGGTCAAGAAGTCGGAAAAGGAATACGAACAGATTAAGAACGTTCAAAAACACTTACACGATTATCTGGAGAGTGACAAACTGCTTGTTACAAATGTTCAGCTCAAAGGTTTACAAGGCATTGCAGGATTGGGAAAGTAAATGCCACTACCATAAAAATGCCCAAAGGTAGTGGCACAAATAGCAGGGCAATAACCCGAAGCAACGCTAGAACCACAGCTATTGCATCCGACCAGATTGTATTAGCAAACGACCTTGCCAAGATGAATTTTAAGACCATCACTATAAAAGGCAAGTTCGGCAAGCTTCTAGGTAAACTGTATGTGCCATTCTATATAATGATTTACGGTTCACGTTTTCATGGCAAAAGCACGGTTGCATTAATGTTTGCTGATGAATTAGTAAAGCAACATGGACATAAGGTGCTGTATGTAGCCAATGAAGAGGGTGCAAAGGGTACGATGCAAGAGAAAGTTGTTCGCTTGGGTATCAATAGCCCAATAGGAATTATAGAGGATTACAACCCTAAATTATTCAAGGATTATGATGTGGTATTTATCGACAGTACGCAAACTACAGAAGTCTCGCACGAGGAGTTAGTAGAATTGAAAAAGCAATACCCACAAACCTCATTTGTAATTATCAATCAAGCAAATCGGGATGGTACATCTAAAGGTGGGACTAAATATGAGCATTTAGTGGATGCTATCATGCACATCGAAAATAAGAGTGCCACTATGGAGAAAAATCGTTTTCCGGAGGGAAGTCAGGAAACAATCAAAATATTCTAAAATGGAGGAAATGACAATTAAATTCTATTGGGTAATCATTGCCGGATTCAGCTCACTTATTGTAGGTGTAGTCTCTTTTATTATTCGCAATGCCATTTCAAGAAATGCGACAAAGGAAAGCGTTGAAGCTAAAACTGATTTACTTGAAAAGGACATTCTACACCTTACAAAAGAATTAGAAGGAGCTGAAACCAAGTTTACCATTCTTCATAAACGAGTTTCTGATTTAAGGGATAGCTCTAAGGAGATATACGTTAGTAAGGAGCTGTTCCACCAAACCATTAAGCAGCTTAACGAGAAGCTTGATACCATATTAAAATTTGTAGAACGATGAGAAAGTTTTTTGGAAAGATAATTAACGCAGGAGCTGCGGAAACCTTACGAGAGGGAACAAAACTGATTGATGAAATTTTTACCACAAAAGAAGAAAAGCTTCAGGGAAAAATGGAGCTATTCAAATTGGCAGTAGCAGACCGAGATTCTGCACGAACCATGTATGCTAATGATAGCTGGCTACAAAAGATGTTCGCCATCTTTTTTCTTATTGCCTGGTGTGGGTTGACTTTCGTGATGCTCAACTACTTTGTATTCCAGACCATTGAATTACAGGATTGGCAGATTGCTTTTATAAGCAGTATCAACGGTGGTATATCCACAAAACTAAGCACCATTATCGACTTCCTTTTTGGTGGTTCTGTATCGGCAGTAAATAATATCAAACTTAAAAATAGACGTAAAAATGAAAACATTTGATGACTTGTTTGATGGTGTAATCAAACACGAAGGCTATTATGCCAACGTAGAAGGCGACCGAGGTGGGGAAACCTATATGGGCGTAGCCCGGAACTTACATCCTAATTGGGATGGTTGGCAGCTTATTGATGAATACAAACAAGCGTTTGGAGAAATAAAGCGGAATACAAAGCTGGATATTTTAGGATTAACGGAATTGGTTAAGGATTTCTATAAGCATAACTTCTACGATAAATATAAAATAGGCTATATCGTTTCTGGCTCATTGCAAGAAATTATTTTTGATTGGTGCGTAAATAGTGGTTACTGGGGTAGTTGTGGAGTTCAAAAAGTATTGAATCGCTTTTTTGAATACGACCTTAAATTGGATGGTATTATTGGTAAGAATACCGTTAAGGCTATTAATTCTTGTCCGCCGGAAACACTGTTTAAAGCCATTAAATCTGCTCGTATCCATTATTATAACACAATTGCTCAAAAGGGGCAGAATTATAAGTTTTTGAAAGGGTGGTTGAGAAGAATTGATGCGATTGTCTTTCTTTCCTGTTAATTATTCAAACGATAGTTTCTGTAACATATAATGATAATTCTCGTAACTGAGTTACATTTTGTTTTGATACGAAATTTTATTTGAGTTATTTTAATCTACTATGTAACCTTAACAAAAAAACACAGAGAATAATGAAAAATACGTTAGTTGTACTTACGGTATTTGTTTTTTTTATAGCACTTACTGAAAAAACATACTCCCAAAAGAAAGTAACCTATTATTATAACGATAAAGACCTTGGTGTTGGTTCGCAAGAAGAATGTGCAACCTATAAGGTTATCACATTAGATAATCAAGAAAAGCCTGTTGGTGAGATTCATAAATACTACAAGACAGGAGAATTAATGGCTACAGCTGAGTATGCCAAAAAGATTGATAGGTTTAATGATAAGAATTCAATCTATTGTGGTGTAATAAAGGTGTATTATAAAAATGGTAATCTTCAGGAATTATGTCGGAGAAATGATAACGGAATTTTAGTTGGTGAAGACATTCAATATTTTGAATCTGGTAAGACTAAAACTGAAGCATATTTTAATTCAGAAGGACAGATATCTGGAACAGTAAAGCATTATTATGAAAATGGTAAAGTTTCGCAAGAGTTTAGATATAGAAATGGTAAAATAAACGGAACAGGGCTTTATTATAATGAGAACGGAGTGAAAAATGCAGAAATAGAATTTGTTGATGGTAATCCAAAGTACGATTGGTATTTGGCATTTGATGCTAATGGAAAGTCATACAAGTATGATATAAAAACAAATGAGCCTTATGCTGAGAAGAATAGCAATACAATTGCGTACAATTTATCTTTAACAAAGGATGGCAAGCTAAAAAATAATGGAGATGTCTTAGCGGATGTTATTTCATACGTTCCGGCTGGAGCATCGGTGGGTGTATATACGAAAGATAAAGGGTATTATAAAGTTATCTATAATGGTAAAGTTGGCTATATAAATGAGATGTACTTCAATAAAAGTAATAAATCAAATAGTGCAAGTTCAAAAAAGAAATTTGGAAGAAAAGAGATAAAATCATACTATAAAGACGGGAAAACTTTTCAATACTACGTTCATAATGGCATATCGGTAACAATGCATCTTTCTATTGAAAGAACATACGGAAAATACTACATAGCGTATGTTTCCATTGAAAATTTGACTGGTAAATCTTTTAATTTCAACCCAAATTACATTAGAGCTACATTTACAAAAAAAGGCACAAATAGTGCTGGCGAAGTTCTTTCAAGTAATGAATACATGAGAAAGGTGACCAACCGTCAGTCTTGGAATGCTGCTTTAGTAGCATTTGGTGAATCAAGTTCAGCAAGTCAAGCAGGGTATTCCTCTTCTTCAACGACATCAACGACATCAGGCTATTCTAATACTTATGGTAGTGCATCTGGTTATTATGGAAATACCTATGGAAGTGTATCAGGTAGTAGTAGCACGTATGGTACAGCTACTACAAGAAGTACAACACAGTCTTATGATGGAGCTGCCAATTATGCAGCACAGCAGAATGCCCAAAGAAACGTTGCCAATTATCAAAATCAGCAATATCAAATTAAAGATGTTTTAAACCAAGGTTATTTAAAGTTAAACACTATTGGTAATGAACAGAGAATAGTTGGTTATGTAAATGTCAAATATAAGAATGCAGACCAAGTTAAAGTTACTATTCCTGTTAATGGGGTGAATTATGATTTTCTATGGAATAATTAGAAGTTTAGCTCCTTTATAATTATCTACTAAAGACTAAATGTAAGTAAGTTTTAGATATTACCACAAAATGAAATATAAAAGCTGTTTTTAATATGAAAAATTTAGTAGTAATAGCACTCCTTTTTGTCAATGTTTTAGCTAATGCTCAGTGGACTAAGGTTAATAAATATGATGGTTTTGGAGACCTTGATGGTTTCTACATAGCAAATAAATTTGATGGAACTTCTGGCTTTAATTCTTCAACAAGTTCCCTTAAAAAAGGAGCCATCCAAATGGAATTAGAACTTCATACTCTTGCACAAAGCTTTAGTACAGTTTTTTGGGTGCGAATTAAGTTTTATGTCAATGGTGAGTTGCTAAAAGAAATTCCTGCAAATATGGAAACTAGTATTACAATAAGAGATGAAAATGGTGATAAAAATTACACAAGGCTGAAAGTTTCTGAAGATAAGGACTACATGATAATAGATGGGAATAATGATTTTTCTGAGCATGACCTGTTAAAAGTAATGAAAGATAATAGCTTCATAAAAATATTGCTAGGAAATAATGCTTCTGGTGAAAGTACATTTCTTTTTAATATTGAATGTAGTTCAATACATAAATACCTTTTGTAGTGCTATAAAAATAACTTCTAATTTGTTGAATTGTTAATATTTAAAATGAAGAATGAAAAAAATACTATTTATATCAATTTTACTCTCAATTGCTACCGTAATATGGAGTCAAAGCAAAAAGAAAAGTAAGCAAATTGAAGAATACAAAAACCAAGGTGCAATTGCATTCAATAATAAAAACTACGTAGATGCTTTAGAATACTTTAAGAAATCTTTAAGTATATCAGGTGGATATTATAGTGATGATGCTGTAGCTTATAATGCAGCATTAGCAGCATATAATGGAGAGTTTTGGTTAGATGCAGAAAAGTATTTCAAATTATGTATAGACAATAAATATGGAGGTGGAGATGCAGTATTGTTGTTACATCAAGTTTATGGTACTATAGGTAATGTTGGAAAAATGGAGGATAATTTAATTAAAGGATTTGAAAATTATCCTGAAGATGAAAGAATACTCACATCCTTAATAAACTATTACCTTGAAAACAAACAAAACAAAAAAGGCTTGGATTATTTGAACAAAGCTATTGCTGGTGAACCAAATAATGATTCATATTATTATGCCCGTGGTGTCATTTATGACAATAGCAAAAAATTTAATGAGGCTTTATCTGATTATTTCAAATGTCTGGAAATTAATTCAGAAAACTTTAATGCTCTATATAACTTAGGTGTAATGTATTATAACAAAGGTATTGAGGAAATGAATATAGCAGATGCTGAGTTAACTCCAACAGGTATTGAAGCTAAAAGATTGACAGCTAAAGATACATTTAAGAAATCAATCCCCTATTTTGAAAAAGCCTTAACTATTAGACCTAATGACCCAACTATAGTCGAAAGCTTAAAAGTTCTTTCTGAAAGGTTTAATTTGGATACTAGTATTAATTGATAACAATAGTGTTCCAGATTAACATGTATCTTTAAAGTAAGCTTCTTTTGCCCTTCATTTAATAGTGTGGGGCTTTATTATTTACACTCTATTAAAAAACAATTAAGTGTCACGACCAAATACGAATGATTATCCTATATATGCCAATGGCAAAGGTAAGCATGAGCACTTTAAACTATATTTCGCTAAAGACTTCACTAAAATTAAAAATCTTACTGATGGAGATTCATTTCTAATCACTTATTGGAATCATAGCGACAGTTATATGTGTCATATTAAAGTTGGAGCATTAATTAAAGGAAGCGGTGGATATAAAAGAGCGTGGTTAACTATATATAGTGATAGGAAAGAGACCAAAAACTATGATACACAAGTAAGGTTTGAAAACGGTATATTACATACTAGCTTACCTCATGTAAAAGAAATTTCATTTTTTTCTACACAGAATATTTCCATCTATTTCTCTTTTCGAAAGTATAATTCGTCTGTTTGGGAACGTGCTGAATGGGAACGTAAAAAACAGGAGGAAAAGGTAAAGGAGAAGACACTTCAAGAAGAGAGATATAGAGAATATATAGAAACAGCCAAAAAAAATAAAGAGGAGAAATTAAACGAAATTCGTAAAATATGGATGGAAATTAATCACGATGTTTTAACTCTTATGTCAGAATGCAGTGTTATTTTCATGCGCAAGCATCAGGAAATAAACGTTATTTGTGATAACTATCGAAAAAGGACATCGAGTATTCGAACAACTGTTGATAGCATAGAGCGTCGTAGAGAACTGCGTAAAAAGTTAAGTATACAGCGTAAAGAAGAAGTAGCTATTATCGAGAAAAAATACACAATGGCCTTAAATGAACTTGAATTAGATATTCGCTCTAAGACCATAAAAGGATCTAGTACTTGGGCATGGTCCCATAAGGATAAAATTGAGAAGTACGGACTCAAAGTGAATTCTTATGCTCCTATAGATGACAATGAGAAGAATGGTTTACTTAAACTAGAGAAAGCTTGTAATATGTCGTATGAAGAGTATCAGTGGACTAAACAATATAAAAGCATATGGGATACAATAAATAAAAAATAACTAATGGTTTTTCAGTAGTTATAACTAATTCTAAACATGTTCTATATCTATGAGAATTAGATAATTATGTGTAATCTAATGAAAAGGCCTATCTAGTGAGAACTTATATATTAATAGCTACAAATAAAGCTTGGACTTTATAAACTATTGGTTTCAATTTTTTTATGTATTTCCTTTACTTTTTTTAAGTCATCTTTTAACATACTGTTGTAAATCATACCATGAGGAGCAACTTTAATAATGTTGTTATAACGTCCATCAATGGGACTAATTTTCATTGTTTGAAAAATACTTCCATTTTTTAAAAAGGTACATTCTATATTGTACTTCTTTGTTCTATAGGTTTGAATTACAGTCTGCTCATCTGTCTTCTCATTAAAAAAAATAAAGTCATAATCGTAATAAAGTATATTTCCTAAACCATCATAAAACTCTTGTAAATACTTAAAGTATTGAATGCCTTCTTGTTCGCCATCGCCAATATAAATGATTGAATGTACTACTTCAACATTCTGTGTTACATTGGTCTTGGTTGATGTTATAGATTGAGTAACCCACTGATTAAGCAGTTCAGAATTCTTATATTTAAATTCTTGAGCTTTAATGCAATTCGATAGTATAGCAAATGCAATAAGTATTTTAAATTTCATATCTACCTCATAAAATGATTAGGCTAATATTACGACTTAGGTTTTTTAAGGTTTCATTAGATATCTTTAATTGTTTAAAATAAAATAATTTAAGATTTAAAGTATTTATTATTTTAGCTTATAATTTAAGAATATTGACATGAGTAATAACATATATATAGTAACGAAAGGTGCGTGTTCATGGAAAGAGTTTCTAGCAGACCCTGATAAACAGTGGAAGAAAGGATATTCAGCCAGAAGTCTTGCATATTCATGGGAATCAGAAAATGGATTTCCTCAAACTATTCAGAAGGCATTTACTGAGTCAAAACTGGATTTGAAAATGCTTCTCGGAATACCTGAGTACAAGGTGTTTTTAGATACTAAAAAAGCCCCAAGTCATAACGATTTATTTGTTCTGGCAAAAGCGGATTTTGGGCTTGCAACTATAATGATTGAGGGAAAAGTTTCGGAATCATTTGATAAATTAATTTCGGATTGGTTTAATCATTCAGAAAGCAGAAAACAACGTCTGGAGTTTTTATTAGCAAAACTAGAGTTGAAAAAGACAATAGCGGAAGTTGAAGATTATAGATACCAATTGTTTCATAGGACTGTATCTGCAATTATTGAAGCGGAGGCATTTACAGCAAAAAAGGCAATAATGCTTGTTCATTCATTTTCTCAATCAAACGAGTGGTTCGAAGATTTTTCAGACTTTGTGACATTATTAAATCCAGATATAAGTGAGCCAGTTACTAATAAGGTTTATAAATGTAAGGAATTGACTTCTGGAATAGAGTTGCACGTTGGCTGGGTTAAGGGAGATGAGAAATATTTAACTAAATAAACTAGTGCAGAAAAAGATGGAAATGACAGACTTATCAAATATTTTAGGACAAGAAACAATTAAGAAGATATATGAAGATGGAGTATCTGAATCCACCAAGGAGATTGGGAAAGCATCTACGGATATTGTAAAGACACTAAGGCTTTTCTTAGCTCCTTTTCAGCTTGGGGCTGCCTACCAAGACAGGTTCGTAAAATTTTTAGATAAAATAAGAGAGTCTGTCCCCGAAGAAAAGCAAATACCATGTCCTCCCTCAATAGCAGGGCCAGTATTTGAAAAACTTAAATATATTGAAGAAACAAACTACTTAAAAGACCTTTATCTAAACCTTTTGCAAAAAGCTATTGATAAGGATAGGATTAATGAAGCTCATCCAGCCTTCGTTTCTCTAATTGAACAATTATCTCCTGATGAGGCACTTACTTTGAAAGTTGTTGCAGAAAATAGAATTAGTATTGAAATAAAATTTGATACAATTATCGAGGTTGGTTCTATTCCCTCAGAGCAGATTATTAAGAACAATTTCCCTTTGGCAGAACTTATCTTTCCTCAAAATTTTAATATGTATGTAAGTCACTTAACACATATGAATTTAATAGAAACTCCTCAATATAACCTCGGAGAGCCAGATGCATCCATAGACTCAAAACCAGCTATTGCTCATCGTTTTATTAAACTTTCCAATTTTGGGGAATTGTTTTATAAGGCTTGTATTAAATAAATTAGTAGAAACGTATTGACAATAGAATAGGTTGCACGTATAATAAGAATAAATGAAATTAGCAGAAGAAAAAATTCCTATATTGAGTTGCATTGATAATAATGTACTCAGTGAAAAGATTCAGAAATTTGTAGATGCGATAATTATTTATGACGATAAAGAACGAAGTGATTTAAATAGCAGCTTTCCTTTTTTTGTTGATAAAGAGCTTCAAATTAATTATATATCAAAGTCTATTCACAATAGATTACTTGATACATCTAATTTTGTCAAAGCGAAGAAATTACTAAAAGGTTCTCCTACAACTGTTGGGTTACTTTTATTGCCGGAGACAATATACTCCGACTTTTCAAATCACCCGGATTATTCACAAGCTAAAAGTGAAGACTATCCAATTAATGCTATTCTATATAGTTGGTTAAGTATGGATGAGCATGATAGGATTTCTAATCAAAATAAATTATCGGATTTAAAAAGGCGTATTGAAGCTGGTGAAAAACCTCCGGCAGGAGCTGATTGGGACAGATATATTAAAGAACTAGAGAACGAAGATGAATGGGGTAATGATGAAGATAGGGAGTTGTTGATTTTGCCTATCTATGATAATGGTATTACTCAAGCAACCAATCAATACGAAATGATTAATAATGATGAACTGTATGGTTGGGATTATAGTGAGCAGGAAGGAAGAAGTTGGTATGGTAAAATTCACGACTACGTGATGTCTTTTATTCTGTTCTACAATTACACCGAAACTGAAACTAAGGTTGTGCATGGGATTGATAGTGGAGAACAAAGAAGGGTGAAGTTAAATGGTGAGAAGTTTATTAACACATCAAAAAATGATATTGAAATAATTGATAGCACATATTTTACTAAACTTATTAGGGTTGGAGAGTTTGGCGTTAAAGGTCACTTTAGGGTTCAAAGGCATGGTGTTGGAAGCAGCGATACTAAAATCATTTTCATAGAAGAATACAAAAAGAACGGCTATATAAGAGACGCAAAAATCAAGAACAACTAATTAAAAAAGTAAACTAAGGAATTGTTATGGCTTATTATTGGGCAAGGTTTGAACGAAATAATGGCAATATTTATAGATATGATACCAGGATATATATTGATGACATAGATAAAATATTGGATACCGATGAGTGTATTGGCTCCATAGTAGGCAAAAATCCGGGGAGTGCTCTTCCGAAGAATGGAGTCTTTGATAAGATATGTGAAATTGACCTGCGTAATGATAAATTGCTGCCGACTGTCAGAAACCTTATCAAAAAAGGTAATCCAAAATTAGGTGAGAGAAAATATATCCAGGTATTGAATTTGTTTTACCTCTGCAATCCTGATTTGGAAGAAGCTATTAAAGATTATGAAACAAGCTTAAGCCCTAGGATTTGCAGTGCAGAACAGAAAAAGGTTCCTTGGGTGTGGTTTATGTGGGGCGGTTTTAATAAGAGCTTACAGGAAAACAAAAAGCGATTTAAAGATATTTCTACTCCAATAAAGTTCTACCTCGATAATCGAACGAAAACTATAGTTGAAGGACTTCCTGAAGAAAGAGTTTGTGCCAAACATACACAGGGTATGCAACATGATTTAGTTATTCCTTATTTAGCAAAGGTTTTACAACGATAAATTATTTTATAGAATGGCATAAGGATTGTCATTAATCAGATATGACAAGTATAAAACTACCCTACGGATTAAATAATGGACAAATTGTTTCAATTGATGATGTTGAGAGTGGATTAAAATGTAACTGTGTTTGTCCCTCCTGTAATAGCCAATTAATAGCCAGGAAAGGAGAAGAAAAGCAACATCATTTTGCCCATCATAATTCAGAAGATTGTGGCAAAGGCATTGAAACAATATTACATAAATTAGCCAAAGAGATAATTTCAAAGGCAAAAACATTTAAAACCCCACCATTAAATTTTACTTCTGATATTCTCATATTTGATGCTGTCGATATTCCAATTGACAATGTAAAACTGGAGCATAGGCTAGATGATATTATTCCTGATATTATTATTGAAAGTGGTGGCAAAGAATTGCTTGTTGAAATTACAGTAACCCATGAACTTTGTTTCCCAAAAACAAGAACTATTAGAGAAAAAGGTTTTGCTACTATAGAAATATTTGCTCAGGATTTATTTAACAGACTATACCAGGAAGATGATTTTTTTCTTAACGATAAAGCCTTTCAGGAAGAACTGGTTTTGGGAACAAGATTTAAAACGTGGGCATATAATCCAAGAATTGAAAAGGTGAACATTGCTCTGAAAAATAACTATGCGAACAGAAAAGAAAGGAAGAGCTTTAAATTGGGTTATAATGACTATCTTAATTTTGTTGAAGATTGTCCGATTGCAGCAAGAACCTGGAAGAGCGGATATAAAAAAGGCAAACCTTATGCAAACATAGATGAAGATTGTTCGGACTGTAAATATTGTGTGGATATGGATTACGAAGAATGGGTTGATCCTAGGATTGAATTTCATTCACACTCATACCCAGTAGCAGCATATTGCTGTGCACACTATACAAATAATGAATTGCAGGAGCTAGTACAAAGTTTAAGATAAGAGATACATAAAATGGAAACAAATTTTGAATTTAGGGGAGAATACTACCCATCATTTTATTCAATATTCTTCAATGGGGATTTTAATGCTGATTTTTCTAAATTAGATATGGAATCCTTAGGAACTCTAGCGCATGAATACTGCCACTATCTGCAAAACATAGATACATTGGTTGGTTTGACTTCTTCACAACACTTTTATAGCTTAATAAATGAAGTAAGGGAACATATTACGAACACCAAAGGCATACAGCTTCCTGTTACTGATTTTAGCCTTTCTTCAATTACTCAAAGCAATAAGAAGAAATTTGATGCTTTCAAGGGATATGGTTATCCGAATAAAGATATTAACTATGATGATGTAACTATTGATTTTGATAATGGAAACACTATTTTAATATTTCATAAAAAAGGTATTGAAATTGACCGTGTAATCTTTGGAAATATTTGCCTTAAAGAAGGTATGGCACATCACTTTCAATTGCTCTTTGATTCGAACGTTAAGCACTCAACAAAACCTTATCAATGCATTGAGGTTATATGCAAGAAACTATGTCCTGAATTATTATTACAACCGATTAAACTAATTTTGTTATCATATTTAGCTTTATCAAGTTCATATAATGGTGGCTATTCTTTTCTTATGCTGTTGAATGAAGTTAGAAAGAAAAAAAACTATTATTTTGATTTAGAGGATAGAGAGTTTTATAGTGTGATTAATGAATCGCTTGTTGTTTCTATTAACGGAGAAACATTTGAAAATACATATGATGCTAAAGGTCATGTAATAGATAAGTTAGAGGAAATCATGGATGCTTCACTTCTATCAGAAATGGGTTATTTTGGTAGTATATTTACAAATATCAGAAGTGTTTATAGTAGAAAACAACGTGGCTTTGCAGATATAATCTCAGATGACGAATTAAGTAATACAGATAAGTTAACCGAACTTTTTAAGGTATATAAATCACCTAATATAAGAACCTTAAGTGGTGATAATATTTTCCCAGACACTTCACCTGAACTTATAGAGTTGGTTGGGCAAAAGTTGTTAGCGGATAGGGTTATAGGAAACAAAAAAGAATGTAGTTATTTGCCGTTTTGTCAATTGCAATCAGAAGATATTACAGGGGAGCATTGTTATTCGTTTCAATGGGAAGAGGATATTGATTGCCCGTTTACCCTAACTCACAAACTTTGGGGGCTAAAAAACCAATAGCATTGAACAAATTGAAAATAGTTAATGAAACCAGGTGTTATAGAGATCGATAGTTTTTCAAGTGCTGTACCTAAATATAAAACATGGTATAAATATCATGATACGTTATGGGTTTCTGTAATTTATGCTGATAAAAAAAGGAAATCTCACCTAAGAAGAAAAACTGAACCAAGTTTCAATACCAATAAAAATGATAAGGAGATGTGTCAATGGCATTGGGATTGGCAATTTCAAAAAATAGAAACGGAATATGGCATTGCGGTTTCAGGAATTAAAACATACGAAATTGGAATAAATCACAAAGGTGAGATTCATCGGATTGATAGCGTTGTTCAAGACGTAGCTATCGAATTTCAGCATACTTTAACTGTCTCGTTAAATGAAATGGATTCTCGCTATACGGCTCATGGAGAAACCGGATTTAAACCATACTTGGTGCTTGATTTTTCAGAATATACAGCCGTTGAAACTATTGGTAAGTATAGAAGTTTTGACCACAGGAGAATTGAAGCCTATATTAACAATGATAGAAATGAATGTATTGTTTCGTTTCTGAAGAAGTTAAGAAAATGGTTAAATTCTAAATATTTTATTAATAGTTGTTTGTTTCTTGATTTCTCTGACCGAATAGTTCGTTTTACACCGGATATAAAAGATAAAAAGTACTTAGATTATTCACAATCTGATTTTGTACATAGATTAACTGAATTAGATGTTGATATTCAATTAGAAAAAGAAAGAATAAAACAGCAGGAGGACCAGCTTACAAGGGAGAAGCATGAAAAATCAATTCTTGATTTTGAAAGAAAAAAGAGCGAGTATCAAGAATTAGTAAGGGCTAACAAATTTGCTGTGGAAAATGGAGAAGATTTTAAAAATTACCGAAAGTGTTTAAAGCATGGTTTAATTAGACAGTGTATTAATAGTGTTGAGTACCTTGAAATTATAACCTATAGAGCACGCAGTATTGTAAGTAATGGGATATATAAAAAGTACCATATTTATTCATTATTTCAGCAAAATTCTTCAACCCCGGAGGTGGAGGTTCAATATATTACTAATAGTAAGAAAGATGGAGCAGATTACTCTTATTTGTACTCAGACATAAATATTATAAAGAATCATGAAAGAGGACTTAAAGTGTTTTCTTTCACTTTGAAACCAAAATCACGTATTACTTTAACTTCAAAACGACTTGAATTTGTTAGAGGCTGTCTTCATTCAACTTCATCACAAGCATTGTATATTTATGATGCAAATGAGGTGTTAATTAAGAAACTGCATTATTTATTCAATATGGAAGTTTCTGAGGATGAATTCAATGAGTTGGCGTTTTACTATGAGAATGGAGTTGATATAGACGGAGCGATTAAGAAGAATGAAAAGCTAATAAATCTTATTGAAAAAAAGGATAAGCATGAGCTTATAAAGTACTTTTGTCAAAATTACACTCCTTCTAATGTTCTTAGCAAATATTATGATGAAATAGAGGATATCCAGCCTTTAGAAGAAAGAAATAAATGGAATCCAGAGTTGAGTTTTTCCCAATTTTAGTGTTAGGAATATCTTTTAAACTCCTGACCGAATAAAATCAATCAGGAGCTCAAATTATTATACTATGCAGTTAACGTTGGTGAGTTAATTTTCGAGTGCTTTAGCTTTTCTGATAACATCTGCATATCCGTACAAATTTTTTCATTTGTGATGCGAGCATATATCTGAGTTGTTTTGATATTGGTATGACCGAGCATCTTACTTACAGTTTCAATAGGCACTCCGTTTGAAAGGGTTATGGTTGTAGCAAATGTATGTCGAGCCAAGTGAAAAGTCAGGTTTTTATTAATGCCACATACATCAGCAATTTCCTTTAAATAAGCATTGGTTTTCTGATTTGTTGGTATCGGTAGTAATACCCCATTGGGCAATCCTTTATATTTGTCCATAATCATTTGGGCAACATCTAATAGCGGGACAACGGTTTGTACTCCCGTTTTTTGTCGTTTAGTTTTAATCCAGGGATTATTGTCAAAGCCTTTGCTAATATTTTCCTTTCTTAAATTCTTAATATCGATATAGGCTAATCCTGTGTAACAAGAGAAAACAAAGATGTCACGAATACGCTCCAAACGCTCTGTATTGAACTCTTTCTGCATTATACGCATTAGCTCGTCATCGGTTAAATAACCACGGTCAACATCTTTTAAAGATATTTTGTAATTGGCGAATGGGTCGTTATGTAGCAAACCGTTTTTTTGAGCAGTTATAATAATGCTCTTAAATTTCTGAATAAACTTGGCAGTTGTATTATAGTTGCACCGACGTTGTGTATTAAGGTAGGTTTCAAATCCAACAATAAAGGAGTGATTAATTTCCCTTAAATCAATATCTGATAGTCTGTATTCGGCTTTAATGTAATCTGATAAATGTTGTTTGCAAATTTCTGCCTTTTGGTAGGTGGCCTTTGCCCTGGTTATACCAACCTGCTTTTTGAGAGTGTTGTTACATTCTTCGAACAGTTCCATTAATAAGTATTGTTCTTGTCCAATTCCTAAGAAGGTATTTTTAACTTTTTCGGCTGTTACTATTATTTCTTTTGGGACAAGCTCATTATATGCTTTGTGAATGGCGGTCTTAATTTCTTCCAAGACACTATTTATAACTTTGGATTCGGTGTTTCTTCCTTTTGCTTTACCTAATTCAACACTCCAAGCAGATGGTTTGATGAAGAGTTTAGTGCTGAATTGTGCCATTTTTCCATTAACCGTGATTCTAGCAATAATAGGTGCTGTTCCGTCTTTTTTTTGCGCATTCTTTTTTAGGTAAAAAAGAACTTTAAATGTACTTCTCAT